AGCAAATGCTGATCTCAGTTCTGCCGATCTCCGTTCTGCTGATCTCAGTTCTGCCGATCTCCGTTCTGCTGATCTCAGTTCTGCCGATCTCCGTTCTGCTGATCTCCGTTCTGCCGATCTCCGTTCTGCTGATCTCCGTTCTGCCGATCTCAGTTCTGCCGATCTCAGTTTTGCCAATCTCCTTTATGCCAATCTCAGTTTTGCCAATCTCCTTTATGCCAATCTCAGTTATGCCGATCTCCGTTATGCCGATCTCAGTTATGCCGATCTCAGTTCTGCCAATCTCCGTTATGCCGATCTCCGTTATGCCGATCTCAGTTTTGCCAATCTCATGTTTTTTCAGTATCAAAAGAATTGCGCATATTACACTTTTGATGGCGGGTTAAGAATAGGATGCATAATCATGCCAGTTACAGAATGGGCACTTGGATTTAAAGAGATAGGTCAGAAACACGGATACTCAGAAGAGCAGATTTTAATGTATGCTCAGTTTATAAACATGTGCCTTGAGCATTTTAAAAGGAATACCAAATGATCGATGATGAAAAGCAAGCCATAGGTTTTGAGAGTTTCTGGGATCGGATGGCATTTTTGTCTTTCTGGCTTGCAGCTTACTTTGGATCCCTTTGGATTATGGTCTATTTGATCAGATCAATCACTTAAAACTCAATAACTTGATCAGCGCATCTTTTTGGCCGATAGTTGGCACATGGGTAAGCGCGGGCCTCAACCAACACAAATTAAATGGTCAGACTTTGATAAACTTGCAGGTTATCATTGCACTCAAATTGAGATAGCTGATTTTTTTGGTGTTTCTGTTGATACGCTTGAGAGAGCTTGCCTCAAAGATCATGGCGAAAAACTTGCGGAGTATTTTGACAAAAAGAAATCGGCCGGCAAAGGTCGGCTCAGAAAGATACAATTTGCACTTGCTGAGCAAGGCTCAGCTGCAATGGCCATATTTTTGGGTAAACATTTACTGGGCCAAAGTGATCAGCCTGTTGATCATGCAATCATAGAGGCTTGCCAAAAATCAGGGCTGTCAAAAGATGAGGCTGTTGAATTGATCCTCAATGCCTCCAAATCAGCTCAAAAACAAAAAAAACGCACTTTTATAGAGTTTTGTGAGAAAGCCGGCTATCCACTCCCCTATCCAAAGCAAATTGAAATGATGGCTTTTGGTATGAATGAGCTTGATCCAAGGCTCTTACTCGGTGCCAGAGGCTATGGAAAAACCGATTATGTTGTAATACTTGGCATTGCTTACGATATTTACACCGATCCAATGCAATCCAAATCACTGATCATTACAAAATCCAAAGAGAGAAATGCTGCAATGCTTAGAGAAATCCAACAGGCATGTGAGGCCAATGGAGTGATCTTTGAAAAAGCTAACGCAACGCATCTTAGAGTTGCCGGCTTGCATGGTAAGGATCACTCAGTTTCAGCTGTCACCATCAAGACAGTCACGCTCAGAGGTCGGCATCCAAAGAGAGTAATTATGGATGATCCGGTCACTGAGGATGATGTATCAGAGGCAACTCGGCTGCATGTTGAACGTGTTTACAATGAGATCAACAAACTTTGCTCAAACATCCTGATCATCGGCCAGCCGGCACACAAATATGATCTTTATGCCAAGCTGAGGCCATTGCTCAAAAAAATGGAGGTGCCTCATGGATCAATACCAGAGCTTGATCATGATATTGAGGCTCAAAGGCTTGCCGGTGTTGATGAGGCATCGATCCAAGCATCATATTTCTTAAAAATTCTTACAGAGGGCTCAACGCCTTTTGATAATGTAAAGTATCTTGATAAATATCCAACCGGTGAGAGTGCTGTTGCTTTCATCGATCCAAGCCATGAGGGTGGTGATTACACAGCCTTGTCAATCGTCAAGGCTCACATGGATGGTGTTGCGGTTGTGGGATTTGCTTACAAAAAGGCTTGGAATCACTGTCTTGATGAAATGGTTGAAAATCTCAACAGATACAATGTCAGAAAGCTGGCTTTTGAAACCAATGCTCTTGGTGATATGCCGATTGAAATGCTCAGAAAGTTACTCCCCAAAATCGGGGTTGTGGGGAGAAGATCCAACACCAACAAACATGCTCGAATTATGGCGGCTGGCTCTTATGCCCATTTGATCCACTTATGCCGTGAAAGTGACAAACAATACATCAATCAAGTTGTGCAATATGAGTACAAAGCAAAGTTTGACGATAGCCCAGATAGTTTGGCAACCTGTCTTGAATGGATCGGATTGATCAGAGGCAAATTTTGAAAAAGCCAGAAAAACCAAAATTCAACCCGCTGTTGACTGAAAAAGAAATCAAAGAGTTTTGGAAACTTCAAATTGAAATAGCGAAAAAGAAAAAGGAGCAGAAAACATGAGCAGCTTATCAACTTGGTTTGGATGGCGCGTCAATACAACAGGTGATGATTTGCCTGACATTTTTCCAATACCAATTACACAATTTGTTTTTATTGAAACCGACGTAATCAATATATATTCCAAAATCCTGACAGATGTGCTCGAAAGATGCCAAGGTCTCAAAGATCAGCAAGCCGCACTGCTTTGGGATAATTGCCTCAAATCAGAAAGCTCTGATGGTTTGGTCACAATGTTGGCTAAGGCAATGTGTGACAAAAAAGATCTGTTTTTGGTCTATGATGCTGCAATCAATCTGGTGAGAAAAGCAACCTCAGCTGAGGAGCAACAGATCAAGAGTGATTATGAAAAAACCAACAAAAGCTTAACCGGTGTTTTTGTATCATTCAAACAATACAGCCGGTCAGATATGGTCAAACTTTACTCAGGCTTGGAGTATTGCACTGTTGCAGCCCTCAGCAAATCCATGAATTTGTCAAAAGCCATTCAGTTCAAAATGAGTGACTTGAGGGGATCAACATCACTGGCTGACTCAGCCGATGTAAAGGTGCAAGCCAAAGCAATTGCAAATGGCTTGGCCAATGGCAAAGATGTATTGCTTGATGCCAAAGATGTGATTGAGACCTCTGTGCCAGATCTTACTGCAGTGAAAGAAAGCATATCTTTTCTCAACCAAAAACGTGCTTTTTATCTTGGGATGCCAGAGGCTTACATCAATGGCATACAAACTGGAGGCATGGGCTCAACTGGTGAGCAAGACACCAAAGCCACAGAGAGAGGGCTTAAAAATTACTATTTCAGCATCATCAAGCCAGTAATTGAGGCCATATTTGGTGTAAAACTCACTTACAAATCACAGGATTTTAGACAGATCACTCAGGGCTTTGAGGCACTGAAAACTTTTGAGCTCATTGGTGAGGATTTGATCACACTGAAAAACAAACAAAAGATTGTTGCACAGCTGTTTGATTATGAATTTGAGGCCATTGAGCCAGATCCAGAGCCTGAGCCCGATCCTGAAATGGTGGTTGATCCATTAGATCAGGGGAGTGATCAGGAGTGATCACCTTTGAGCCATCCAAGCTCATTGCAAAGAAAGCCTCTAAGAGAAAGATCAAACGCTTGCTCAAAAAAGATCTTTCACTGAAAAAAGCAGCCCTTTCTTTCGCATCTGACATTGATGGTGTTTCAAAACAGGGCATTGAGCGTATAGCCCTCAAAACCATCAAAGGTTACAAAGAGAGGATTGCTCAGGCCATTATCGATGGTGATCTTGATCCAAGTGAGGGCTCTGATCTCAAAAAAGAGATCTTTGCAAACCCCAAGCAGCTGATCCAAAGGGTACAAAATGAGGTACTGCTGCAGATTACATCAGAGATCAAAGAAAAATATGCCGGCGAGTTTTACATCTGGTTGCCATCCGATGCCAATGAGCCTGACCCAGAGCATCAATTGAATTATGGCAAAGAGTTTCAAATTGGTGTTGGAGAAATGCCGGCTGAAAGATACGGTTGCCGGTGTGGGATGCAAATATTAGTGAAAGACTCAACTTTAAAACTGTAAAGCCGATAGGGAGGCCAAATGCTTAAATTTAATACACATAAAATTTTAATGGATAAAGCTGGTGATGATGCCGGTGGTGGTGGTGGTGATGATAAAAAAGCCACTCCTGATGATTTAAGAAAAGAGATTGATGCCATCAAGGCACAAAACCAAGACCTTTTGAGCAAGATTGAAAAGCTGGTTGGAAAACCAGATACAAAAAATGATGATGATGATCTTGCAACCAAGGCAAAAAAACAGCGTGAGTCAGATGATAAAAATGCTGGTGATCAAAAAGCTCTTGAGGCCGCTTTGCGGTTTTCGCTCAAATCCGATGAGTTTTTGAAAACAAATGCCGCGCTGCTCCCAAAAGATGTTGCCGACATTTTTAAAGCTGCAGAGAAAGAAAAATTCAACTCAGCCATTGAGAAAGATGCGGCCGTAAAGTCTGGGATCATTCAATCATTTTTTTCAATTCAAGCAAACCTCGACCTTTTGACACCGGCCGTAAAGATACAGCTTGAGGATTATCTAAAACTAACGAAAAATGGAAAACAAGAGAAAGCTCAAGAGATTTACGACATGATTTTTGAGCCGGCTTTTGAAATGCTGAAACGTGTGAAAAAAGCAGAAATGCTACAAAAAGGGCTGAGTGACGGATCAGATGATGCTCTTATACAAAAAAGAATTGAAAGATCCAGCAAACATTACTTAAGGGAGAAATCACAATGAGCCACAGTGCATCCACAATTTACATGGGTACAACTCGATCAAACGTGAAAGAAGTTGATAACAGAGCTGGGAGCGTTTCAACTTTCAAAGCTGGTCTTTGTGTGCATTTGGATAGTAACGGTGCGCTTACTCTCACGGCTGCATCTGGATCAAAACTTGGCATATCATTAGGGCGATCCCTTTCAGATACAGCCCGCGTTGCAATTGCACGCAAGGGCTTGGGCATCCCAATACTTTTGGCAAACGGTTTGACACCTGTAATTGGTGCTCAAGTGCAAATATCAACCACAACCGGCACAGCTGTTGCCTCTGGTACTGCTGTTAATGCTGTTTACACAACTGGTGTTTTGACAGCATATGATGAGGATGGTGTTGCAATTGCTGATGGTGTTGCCTTGATTGACTTTCAAGGCGGCTTATAATGGCTCACGACGCATCAAAAGTTATAATGGGGGCCACACAATCAAGTGATAAAGTGGTTAGTGATTACACAGGGAACCCAGCAACTTATTTAGCTGGGCTTGCTCTACGTCGAAAGTCTGATGATACCCTCAGCGTGACTTTGGCTGATGGCCAATGGCTTGGTGTTTCTTTAGGTGCCTCTCTTTCTGATACTTCAAAAACTGCAGTTTGCAGATCTGGCCTCAGAGTGCCTGTTTTGCTTGAGGCAAAGCCGGCATATGGTGAGGTTGAAATTACGAATTATTCAAATTTGACAGATGGCACAGATGATACAGTGACGGTTGGTGCAACCGCTTTCACAGCAACAGATGGTGCTGTAACACCTACTCAAGCAACCTTTGATGCTCGTACTTCAAACGTGCTTGCAGCAGCATCACTTGCAGCCCAGATCAACGCACATGCAACTGCTGGAGCTTTGGTTGAGGCTGTTGCTGTTGGTGCTGTTGTGCAAATCAGAGCAAGAGCCAACACTGTTGCTGGTGATGATATTGCACTTTCTTATGAGCAATTAGGAGCTGGTGTTGGTGCAACTGTCTCAGGTGCAAATCTTGAGGATGGTGGTGATGCTCCTGATTACGTTGTAATCGGTGAGAAAGTTTACTTTTCAGACACAACCGGAAAAGCCGATGATAAATATTCTGATGCAACAATCAGTGATGCTGTTTATGTTTCAGGTGTTTTGACTGGCATTGCTGAGGATGGCTCAGAGGTCTATGCGGCTTTGGTTGATATGGGCGGGGGATTGTAATGGCAAGGAAAAAGAAATCTGTGGTTGAGAGCATTTTGGGTGACGTAAAAGACGCCATCAACGGCTCACCATCTGAGGCCATTAAATCTCACAAAAGTGGTGCTGTAAAAAGTAAATATGAGGACCATGCTAAGTTTTCAAAATTTAAAATTAAAGGGGATAAATAGTTATGACAAATAAGATGGTGTTAAGAAATGCTGAGCAATTGATGGCTGATTACAAATCAAAATATGTGCCTTTGTACCCGCTTTTTATGAATGGTGGTCAGGCATATGCAATGGAGGTTGGAAAGCTAACTTTCAAACGCATGGAGGCTGTTGGTGATATCCGATCTAAACACATAACTCCAAAAGATACGCATATCCATCAACTTGGTGCAGTTGAAAAAAGCAAAGTTTACAAACGCTATCCCCTTGCATCTCAGTTTGTGCAATCAAACTTTCAAGATGTAAACCAAAATGAGGACCTAGTTCGTCAGTTTTTGGATGAGCAAGAAAAGCAATTTGATGAAATATTTCTACTTGGTGATGGCACGGCCTCAAACAACGTCGTAAATAACGGACTTTTTTGGAGCGGTGACGCTAATTGGGTTGAAGAGAGTTCACATGAAGTTGATACAGATGCAGATCCTCTCATTGGCTTACTGTCAAAAGTAATGTCAATTGCAGATGAGGCCGATCTGGTTGCCGGCCGAAAGATTATTTTGTTTTACGGCACAACTTTGATGGCACAATACAATGCTGTTTATGCTGCAAGCTCTCGACCATTCAAATCAGTTTTGAATGAAAACCTTGAGTCAAACTTTTCAGTTGGTCGCATCCCAGCTGCAATCACACCATCAAATGCCAATGGTTTTATCATTGCAAATCTTGATCAAGTGAAGTTGCACCATCAGGGAGTGCCAAAGCTCTTGGATCAGGGAGTAAATGCTGAAAAGATGCACACATGGCACAATTTTGTAATGGGATCATGCTTGCTTGAAGTTTTGGCAAGCGGCGCTGTGATAAAACAGCCGATTACTTTTGAGGCTTAATTGATTTGAATTATGGGGAGTTGCCGGCGCTAACCGATGATGTTGGAGGCGCCAAATAGCTTGGCTGACATCACTCCCCGCTTTTAAAAGGGAGTGATGTATCAGAGCTTTCATCGATGCAATATTCTCATTTATCAGCATATCCTCACTTACTGATGAGGAGTTTGAGGCCATTGAGGCTGACTCACAGACTTACACATCAGATCTTTACACTGAGCTCTTGGCCATTGTTGATGCAAGAGAGCTGGTTTCAAATGCAAGGGATCGGCTGAGATATTACTTTCTGGCCAGATCAGTTGATGTTTCAGAAAGCTCAACTGCAGTAAGCCAAATTTATGCAGGTGATGTTTTATGTTGATCAAGTTTCAGCGGGGAGTCAGAAAGCAATTACTCGGCCGCTTTGGTAAATACCAATTTGAAGTTGGGATTTTGGAAAACAAACCGCATTATCAGGCACAGCCAGATGGCCCCCTTAATATGGGTGAAAACCTAAAGACCTTTGCCGGTGGTCCAGCAAGACGCCAAACTAGAGTACCATCTGGGATCAGTGTTGCTGAGGTTTCAAAGGAAAACAGAGCCCGTTTGGGTTTCAACTATTTGAAAGTGCCTTTCAAAAACAAATCAGCCGACATAGTTAAGTTTTCTCGTGAATTTTTTAAAATAGCGTTTGGAAAGTCTGAGAAAAGACGCGCCGAAAACCTGTTGCAAGCTATTGTCAGAAATCCAATTTTGCGGGGTGATTATGGTGGTAATACCAGAGGCACAGCCATAGCAAAAGGATTTGACCGGCATATGATCGACACAGCCCAGCTTTTCAAATCGATCAGGGCCAGATGCATTGTTAAGGGGTTGAAACGTGTTTGAGGCAACCATGAAATCAAAGCTCAAAGCAATATTTGATCTTGATAAAGTGACGTTTGACTCAGCAGGAGAAAGCCAAGAGCAAGACTGTTTGTTTGTTGAGGTTGAAACGGCCAGAAATAACATTAAGGATGGTCTGGCAACAGCCAGAGTTACCGGAAAACTTAGACTTTACGGCAACAATGAGAAAATCCCATATGGTTTTATGTCAAAACAAATTGCTGAGGCTGATCCAGAGCTGACAGCACCTTTTTTCTTTTATGAGTTTGAGGAAAACCTCAACACTTATAGAAACATTTGCGAAAGATCGATTTCTTTTGTTTACTTTTACTCAGCACAATACAATCCAAATCAAGGTGAGATTGACTCACTTGAGCTTACAGAGGTGGTTTTATCATGAATATTTTACTCGACTATTTTTTTACGATTACAGCAATTGAGCCAACACCGGCCGCGTCTACTGCATTTTTAAAACAGGTTTGCTTGGTGGTTGAGCCGGCAAGCATGGTTGAAACTGGTGTTATTACCGAATGTACAACAATGGCTGAGGTTGCTGAGCTGACAGATAACGTCGATGCTCAACAGCTTTTCAACGCTGGGATGAGCCGTGTTTTCATATTACCAATGGATGATCTTGATCTGGCCAGTGCTTTAGAGGGCCATGAGAGTGATTTTTTTACAGTATTGATTTCATCTGACTTTGCGCATGCAGCGGTAACAGCAAGTCAGGCTGCATTGACAATAAACGGTGATTTGACCTTTACCTCTGTTGCAACTGGATCAAGTGCAAACTTGATCACTGTTGCTTTGGTAAATGATAATGGTGTCACGGCCGGTGACGAGACAGTTTCAGTTGTGGGCACAGATATTGTGATCACAATTGATGCGGGTGTTTCAACTGCAACACAGATCAAAGCTGCTTTTGACGCAAGTGAGGATGCTGTTGAGCTTGCAACATGTGCCATTGTATCTGGCCAAGGTGCAGAAACCCAAGCCGCTGCAGCTGAGGCACCACTTGCCGGCGGGGATGGTCTTTTCCTTGGGGAGTTTGTTGGGGTTACTGGAGTTTGGTCTGACAATGATGCTTTCCTTGATACGCAAGCAGCAATTGCAAATCGATCAGCGTTTCAAGCAACATCGACCAACAAAGCCAAAAACATGTGTTATGCGTTTGGTAAATTACTATCAAATGCTCTTAACTGGCTAAATCAGCAATACATCACAATGCCATTGGCTGAGGATGTTGACACGCTTGGTGAGGCTGAGGGCTATTTTGACGATAAAGTAAGTTTTGTAATCTCTGACAGTGAATTTGGCGAAAGGCTGGCACTATTTGCGGCCGGCGGTAAGGCCATTGTTGCGCCTTACATCAAAAGAAACCTTGAAATAGATATGCAATCAGCAGCTCTTTCTTTTGTATCTGGCAACCAACCAACTTACTCTTATAAATATGCAACTCTTTTAGAAGATACGCTGCAAGCTGTGATCAATCTTTACATTGAAAGACAATGGATTGAGGCCGGCACTGTTGAGGTAAAACTTGAAGAGGATAACTTTGTGGCAAGCGGTTACATTAACATATCTGAGCCAAAAGCACTCTGGAGAGTGTTCGGCGAAATGAGGCAAACATTATGATTTTTAAAATTTACAACTCTGACTTTGGCATCAAATTGAATGGTGTGAATTATGATTTCACACACGTTGACTCACTTACGATTGAAGATCCTGAGTTTAATAGACTCGTACGGGGTGCCAATGCGACAAACAAAGAGGGACTGGTTTACAAAGAGGGTGGAAAAGAGCCAAAGCGTGTTACTGTCACCATCATGGACATGACAGCAGCTCTCAAGGCTGTTTTGGATAGTTGCTTTTCGGAAAAAACCCGCATTGATGCTGTTTACTGCATTGATCGATCTGATGGCTCTGGCAAAATGGCCAAAAGTGCTATCTTGGCTCAACAGCCTCAGCAATTGACGGTTGATGAAAGCCCAGAAAGCATGGCTGTGAATTTGATTTTTGAAAGTTTTGATCTTTCAGAGGTACATAAAGAGTGAAGTTATTAGAGCTTAAAGGTTACAAATCACTAAAAGCCCTGAATGCTTTTCATGCATTGATGCTGGGCCTTAAAATGCTCCCCATGTATCTTGGGGAGGATTATGATTTGTTTTTGAGCCGCATTGAGGCCATGGGCCCTCAAGATCAGGAAAAAATGATCAGAGAGGCTGTATTGTTTGTTGAGCTGCAGAAAGATGAGGTTGAGGCCTTGATCTGCTTTGCATGTGATCCAAATGGAGTGCCTTACACATCTGAAAACCTGAAAAGTCTGAGCCCCGATCAATTGGTTGAGGTTATTGTTGCTGTTTGTCTTGAGATATCAAAAATCAAAATCAATTTTGTAACTGATGGCGAAAAAAAAAACTTAAAAACTTTTCAATCGACCTCAGACGCAACTTTGTAAAGAGCCCAGACGCAAGCCTTGAGCAAATTTTGAATATTGCTTTTTATGAGGCCTTAAATGTTCACTGAGATTTTAAAAATCATACCCAGACTTGATAATGGTGATCTTGCCAGAATGGAAAGACAGCTTTCTACTCGTTTTGGGAGGGTTGCCAAAAAGTTTGGCCGTGGTTTGATGAATAGCATCAAGGGCGGTGGTATTATCGGCGGTGCTGTTGCAATGCTCACAAAGGTCTTAAATCCTTTGAAAGAAGTGCAAGAGGCCATTAATAGCACTTTAAAACGATCAGATGATATTTCTACGTTTTCCAAATCATTTGGAACATCTGAGGGCAAATTGGCCAAGCTTGAGGCCATTGCAACAGCAACAGGCCTTGACCGTGATGCCCTTTTTACAGCTCTCAATAAGTTTCAATCAAGTGTAGCTGAGGCAACCAATGATCCGAAAAAGCAAACATCGGTAAGAAACTTTGCCGGCCGCACTGATACAGTTGATGCTTTTTTTGAGTTTATCCAAGGGCTGCAGGGCTTAGAAAGCACTCAAAAAACATTGGTACAAAATGAGGTTTTCGGGGAGAAAGCAACACTCAAACTGGCTGACTTTCTCAACATGGATTTCAACAAAATGAGCAAGTTTTTTGCTGATATTGACTCTGGAAAACTCACAACATCAATTCAAGGGCTTTCTGATTTGAATGATATGTCAGACGCTCTGACAGCAAGACGTGAGCTGCAAGATCTGATGAAAAAGTCAGGGCTGATAAATGCCGGCACAGTGAGTGCAATTGACAAAAATGAGAGGACCAAGCTCAATGTTGAAAACGAGAGGATTGGCCGATTTGCATCTATCAATGATGTTGATCAAAAGCTGCAAAACATTACACATCAACTTGAAAAAATGCTCACTGAGTTGCCAGTAGTTATGAACGCTGTAAACGGTGCAATTGAGGCTATGAAGATGAGCGTAAATGGCTGGGGTTTGATCATCAAAACAATAAAAGAGTCACGCATCTTGAGGGGTTTGTTTGGAGGCAAGTAATGCTTAATGGGATTGATCCAATTATCATTTTTCACTTTTCAAAGCTGAGCCCTGAAACGGCTGCATCTGTTGCGTCAATCCCTGTGATTTCATCAATTGTTAATAAGATCGGATTGCCTCCAATACCCGTTTACTTAAGTGAAAAGCTGACAGGCCTTTACATCGATAGTGAGGACAAAAACATTGATATTGAAACGTCAAGTGAGACGCTTTCAAATGGTGAAGATCCACAAATAAATCAAAAGGGGATCAATTCAACAGTCACAATCAACATTGTTGCCAGCCGTGACTCAATTGGCCTGACTTTGCTTTCTGCATTGGCTGACAGAATATTTCAAAAGGTAACATCTAAAGAATATTCAATAACTTACTTGCATGGTGCTGTGACTGTTTTCAATGGCCTGTTGCAATCATTTGCAATTACACAAAACTCCAATAATGATCTTTACAATATTACTTTAGAGATTTTCCGCACAACTTTAGAAACTGAAACTGCTGCAAGCATTCCAGTTGTGCCAAAGGTGACAGGAGCAGTGCCTTTATGAGTTACGATTGGTACAATGTTTACAATAAAGCAACTTTTGAGGCTGAGGATTTGGTTTCTAAAGAGCTTACTTTGGATTTGGATGGTCGTGGAGTGAAAGAAGTCTTACTTACCAAAGGTGATGGGATTTCAGTAACTGTTGATGATGTTTTTTTAATGGTAAATTTGAATGATCGAAATCCGTTTGAAATGGATCAAATGGCTGTTTATTTGGATGAGGATGATGAGATCTGGGTGGGGTTTGAAGTTTGAAAATTGATTGCTTGCACGGATATTACAAATTTTATGAGGAGGCCGCAGGAGAAATCAGCCGGTTTATGGCTCTATATGGCTTTAGTTTGGTAAAATCAGGTGATCATTTTACTTTTGAAACCCTATTTGAGGCTCCAGAATATTCTCTTGAGGGTGGATCATATCTTGGTGCAACTGCAGATGTAACCCACGAAGGCCATCCGCATGAGGTGATGAAAGCAAATGAGCTAATTTATGATTTCAATTCAGACAGCATAAAAGATATCAACACAATCACTCAAAAAATTGCTGTGAGCCAAGGTCAGAGGTATTATCTATCTGATGGTTTGATAATAGCTGGCTCTCTCACGGATGAGGGGTTGCGCGTGATGGACTATGCGGCCTTTTTTGATTTTGGCACTTTAAAATTCAAATACTCGGAGATCACATGGCTAGAGTCTTAGAGGCAACCTGTGAGGCCGGCATTGTGACAGTAAGCGGCCTTCAAATAACTGCTGAAATATTAAGCCAAGGGGTTGAGGCAAGCTCAGGTGTTGTGATTTTGGATGGTGAGAAAGCATTTTACGTTGCAAACACATATGAGGATTTGAGTGAAATCATTGATGAGGTATGTGGGTTGGTTGATCAGATATCAACAGTTTTGACCGGCCTTGATGCTGTTACAACAGTGCCGGCAAGCAATGCTGCTGCAATTGCTCAACTTGGTGTTTTAAAAACGGCCTTTGAGGCCAAAATGGAGGCTTTAAGATGATTGATATTGTTAGCCTTGGTGCAACAGGCATGGGTACTTTTGACACTCAAACCAACAGAGCTAAAAACATCCTATCAACTCAGATAGGTGCTTTGGAATATCAACCGGACCTTGGAATTGATTTGGTTTACTTTTTAAGTGAAGACTTCAAATTCCAAAATGAGAGCTTTAAGGCATATTTGATACAAATATTGGCAAATTACTCAATAAATGTTTCAAGTGTAACTGAAACCATTGAGGATCTGTTTTCTCAGTTGACGTTTGAGCTTACACCACCTGAAATCAATGGTGGATTGATAGCAAGATAAAGGGGACACATGGGTTTTGCAGAAGAGTCAGGTTATACACCAACAACAATTGACGCAATGATGCTCAGTGTAATGGATAACCTTAACACTCAGTTTGGCACTACTTACACCCAAGAGAGTTTTGTCGGCACAAATTTTTACAAATATTTTTATGCATTACTTCAAAGGCTGCAAGAAAACGAAGTAAAAACCTCTGAGGTATTTGCAAAGCTGCAGGATTACATTGAGCTGACAAATGAGCGTATCTCAAGACCTGTTGTAACTAATGCCGGCATCATAGAAAAATTTGAAACTGAGGGCTATGTTGCCAGTGTAAAACAGCCAATTGAGGCTGAGGCCGGTGAGATCCATATCTGTGTTGATGCCGATGATGGTGATCATGCATCAGGCACTGTTGAGATTACAAATTATGCAAATCTGATTGATGGCACAGATGATACGGTGACAGTTGGTGCAACGGCTTTTACTGCACAATCAGGTCCAGAGTCAGCAGGTGATCCAACTTTTCAAGCATCTGGATCAAACACTGAAACGGCCGCATCCCTTGCAGCTCAGATCAACGCGCATGCAACTGCTGGCGCTTTGGTAAGGGCCAATGCTTTTGGCACAAAGGTAAAGATCAGGGCATTAAATGGAGGCACAGGAGGCAACTCAATTGTGCTTACATATCAACAGTTGGGGAGTGGCACAGGTGCAACTGTTACAGGTGCCGGCACTTTAGAGGATGGCACAACCAATGCCGATTACGGTGATATTAAAGATGCGATTTGTGAGATTATCAAAGATAGCACTGTTGCCGGCTGTGTGACTCAAGGTCTTGAAAGTGAGGCTATTGTTTTATCAAATGGCCAGAGCTTTGATTTTAAATTTAATTTACCTAACAAAATTGACACTCTTTTGAAACTCACATTGACCTTAAGTGAAAACAATCAGGTTGTGGTTGATAGCCCAGAGGATGTTAAGACAGCACTGATTGCAAACATCGATGAAAGATACAGCCTTGGAAAAAACTTTGAGCCTCAAAAATATTTCAGCATCATTGATGCGCCTTGGTGCTCACAGGTGCTTTTGGAGTATTCTTTTGATGATGGTGATACTTGGTCAAGTGAGGTCTATGATGCAAATTATGATGATCTTTTTGAGTACCCTCTGGAAAACATAACAGTTGTTGAGGAGTAAAATTGCAATATTTCAAAGGTGACGCGGATGAGATAAAAATGGTTGAGGCTGGTAAAGCCATCATTGACCTAATATCTCTTCAAAAATCAGCCCTTTTTGAAGGTTGCTATGATGCAATGCCTTTAGGTGACGTGCTTTTTGATTCAGGCCGAACACCTTTATCCAATGCCATCCCCAGAAACATTTTTCGAGAGAGTTTCAATCAGATATTTACATCATTTGCGGTTGCAGGATCATTTGAGAGCTATTTGGATGTTTTCAGAAAGATATTCGGTGACACTGTTGATGTAACTTTCACAGTGCCTGACTCTGGTGAGCTCAATATTGATATCATTGCAGATGGCTTACAGATCTCAAACTTTGTGGCCAGATCGATTGTTGATAATGCATATGTGTTTGATACCATTGTGGATGATGTTGGGGATAACATTGTTTTCCGGACTGTAAAAGGTTTTGAGTCACAATATGAGCTTGAGCAAATGTTGAAAGAAATGGTGCCAGCTGGCATTTACACAGAGATTACTTTAACTGTTGGATCTTAAGGGGATGAAATGGCTGATAAAATTATAACAGACTTACAACTGATTGCGGCCGTAACAGACAGTGTAAGTTTTCCGGTTGATGATGGCATCCAGAGTTACAGAGCAACAGCGGCTCAGATTGCAGCCCATGTTTTACCAACCGGAGCTGTAACAACTGCAAAGCTGGCTGATGGTGTTTTCTCTGGCCTGACTGGTGTTTCTGCTCAATTGAATGATTATGTTGCCATTGCAGACACATCAGACAGCAACAATAAGAAAAAGGCATTGGTTTCAAGCATAATCAACGAGTCAATCACTGAGATTGATCACACTGACAGCCCATATGCCATTGTAGCAACTGATCGATGTATTGTTGCAACCACATCTGGAGGCCATGTTGAGGTTGATTTGCCAGCCAGCACAGGATCAGGCCGCAAATTGATCTTCAAACGTGACAAATCCGATTATCTTTTGACTTTAGATCCTGATGGCACTGATGAAATCGATGATGAGGCAAATTTTGTCTCTTGGTTGCCATATGATGTTACTGAGTTAGTTGATACATCAAACGGTTGGAGGATTATCAACAAATCTGGATCTTTGCCTGTGCCAGTTGCTTGGGTTGTGGGTAGTGCTCAAACAGTTTCAACTGCTATTTCTGGCACTTACAGCCGTACTGGCACAACTGTAACTGTAACCGCAACAGCACATGGCCACAAAGTTGGTCACAAAGTTAGAATTGATGCAACATCTGGTACAATGGCAGATGGAATCTTTAGAGTTACATCAGTAATTGACGCTAATAATTTTACTTTTGAGCATGGCACATCTGGAGCAACATCTGGTAACTGTAATTTATTAAGGCTTGAGATTTATAAGTCAAAAAATGTTCATAGCTTGATACCACACGCTAACACTCAAAGTGCAGAAAATTATGTAAATTTAAGTCAAGATATGCCCGATTTAGATTACTACGCAACAGGATCAACCAGAAATGCTGGAGTAACTGGAAATGATAATGGCACAACATCAGCGCGTTTTTGTAATGAAGTTGAAGTTTCAACAGAGAGGACCATCAACAGCTTTAAAACTTTGGGATCTACAACATCATCTGGATCATCAGATCATAATATTAATATGATGGTGTTTAGATAATGTCAGATCAGCAATTGCACGAAAAAATCGGCGAGTTGAGAGCTGGTGTTACAGCAGCCCACAAAAGGATTGATGATATCAACAATCGAATCACACAGCAGCTTGAGAGCATCGACAGTGATCTCAAGGCACTCAATGAGCACATGAATAAAGGCAAGGGGAGTGTTGCAGTGATACTCTTTTTGGCTGGTGTTGCCGGTGGTGGTGTTGCCAAACTGCTTGGCTCAATATTTAATGGAAACTAACAAAAAGGGGATCAGATGAAAGAATTTATTGCGAAAAATCCAAAGCTCGTGGGTGGTATTCTGGGCATGGTTTTGGCCGGCCTTTTGTCACTTGCTGGGCTTAAAATGGCTGATGTTTGTGCTGTATCTGAGCCAGTGCCAGCCGTTGAGCCAGCACAACCCAAGTGATTGATCGGATAGTTGCAGCGGTTTTATCTTGGCTTTTCACAAAAGGCCTTGAGCTGTATCATTCAAAGAGATCAAGCATGGAAAGTGATCAAGCTATAGATGCCCATTTAAAGGCATTTAAAGCCGCTTACAAAGACGCTTTCAATGGCCAGCCGGTTACAAAGGAGCAACGTGAGAAACTTAACCAAGCTATTGCAGACTTCATTCGTAACCCTCATGGTGGCGGGTTGTAATCTTGCACCTTTGCAAGTTGATCCATGTGCTGTTTGGCCTGATGATATAACGCAATGCAGAGCAATCCCTTTAAATCAGCCTGATAAAGCTCCCTATGATCGGCCAATTGGTGCCGGTGACATTTGTGTGCTGGCAACAGAGTACTCAGAAATCCAAAAGCATTACAGAGAGGTTTTGAGGCTTTGCGGGGATCGGTGCAAGTGACACATCAGATCTTTTTAAATGCAACATTGAGTTTTCTGTCACTCCCCTACAAATGGGGTGGCGATGATCCAATTAAGGGCTTTGATTGCTCAGGTCTAATCCAAGAGCTTTATGCAATGATCGGCCTTGATCCAAAGGGTGACCAAACGGCTCAAGCACTTTATGAATATTTCAAAACCAGATCCAAGGAAAGTCACAGGGGTTGTGGTGCTTTGGTGTTTTACGGCAAATCAACCCTAGCAATTACTCATGTTGGGATGATGGTTGATGATCAGACCATAATTGAGGCCGGCGGTGGTGGATCAAACACACACACGCTTGAAGATGCTGCAAAACAAAACGCTTTTGTGAGGTTAAGGCCATACAATCACAGACAGGATATCGTTTCTGTGTTGTACCCTTACAAACTGCCTTGGTGATCGATTTCATCAAACATATTTTAGAGCAACGTCGATTGAAAAAAGAGTTGAAAGAGCTGCATTATGAAATCCAAATGCTATCAAGAGACGCATCAATTGATGATTACTCGAAAGCTCGCATTGCACTGTCACTTTACGACAAAATCAGACAGGTAAAATCAAAAATCGACTGAATTATCAAACACCATCTGACCTTGCTCAATATCAAACTTCTGTGCCTCTAAGATCTTGATCTGTTGCTCAAGAAACATCTTTTTACGACACACAACATTGTAAATTGGGATCAACTCATCAAGAGCATGCTTTACTCGGTCAATCTTAAGCGTCAACTCTTGGATTTTTTGGATTTCTCTTTCGATAAAGCCCTTGACCTAAATTGTGTGACACATCACATCAAGTGTCAAGTCTGGTTGATATTGTGACCTCTAACAGAGGGCCGAGTTTCTTAGGTCTAAACTTTTGATCAACAAACCATCGGCCTGTTACTCCCCAGCTATCGTCAATCAAAATCCCAGCTTTCACAATGGCATCAATCACTGGTTTCAATGATCCAACCAAGCCATCATAATCAAGAAGTCTATAAGAGTGTCTGATGATTTCAATTGATGCCTTGGGGAGTGGATAATCTGGCTTTTTACCAAATGATTGCAACTCGACCATCATTTGCCATGATTTCAACTCTTTGTGATTTTTAAAGTAGTTTGATCTTAGCTTTTTGTTGAGTGATTTGGGGAGTGTTTCAAATTCAAGTTTCAATTTATACATCTGTTTTTTTTCTCAAGATTGCTTTTGTGATAAAGGGCTTAATATTATGATCGATTTTAAGTAATTGTTTTTGCACTCTGATTTTTTTTTGCAAATCAGCTTTCTTTTTGTAATTGAAAGCGTAACCGATTTTTTTGCCCTTAATCAATCCCATGTTTTCCACCGGAGGCAAAGCATCCCGTATCAGGTCAGCGGTTGCCTGTTTGGCTTTAGCTAACTATCCCTCGCAGAGTACCCAGTTCAAATGGGCCGATCACTCGTTTTATCAACTCCGGTCTTTATCGATTACAGCTATTTGCTTACTCGATATCTTGATCAGTTCAAGCAACTCCTGTTTTCCACCATCGGCGAAATGCAGAACCCGATACATTTGGTCTTGAGGCCATGCCCATGATCTTGGCACTCAAAATGGGTTATGTATCAACCCCTCACATGGACTGTTTTTATTGCTGGTAATCAAGAATGATATGATGTAAATATTATCAATCTTGATATTGGCGTATTGAAGATCTTACAAGAAACCCCATTGAGTCAAATCTTTGGGGTTTTTTCTTTGATGCGTCACAAAGATTTGTTACAAAGCTCCCAACAATCACCAAGGGAGTTTTATGTCAGATCAATCAAAACCAATTGATGCGGTTGGTAAAGAGCTTGCGGCCGCATTGGCCAAAGCACAGGGATCTTTTCCAGTAATCCCCAAAGATACAAAGGTTGATGTTTACTCAAAGCCTCCTGAGCGTCGATTGCTTTACACTTACTACTATGCTGATCTCACAACCATTATCGATTGCACTCGTAAAGCCCTGTCTGAAAACGGCCTCAGCTTTACACAAACAATTGTTGATGGTGGTTTTGTCACAAAGATAATGCACAGCAGTGGTGAGGTTATGCGCTCAGGCTTTGTGCCTTTTCAATTGCCACAAACTGCAGATATGAAAACAGTTGCCGGCCTGATCACTTACGTCAAAAGGATCTCTCTCACTGCAGCTCTTGGAGTAAGTGCTGATGAGGATGTTGATGCTGCAGATGATGAGGGCAAGCAAGGCAACTCAACGCAAAGATCAAACGCGAAAGATGCACCGAAAAAAATCAAAAACTTTGCACCAAATTCACAATCTCAACAGAGTTATCCACAATCAGGAGGAGGCACAGCATGGCCAGACAAATCAGAGGATATTGACGCGGCTCTTTCAGATAGTGCCGGCCGGCCAATGAGCATGCTTGAAGAGCTTTATGCATTTGTGGATGATAATGGCGTGACAATTGATCAAGTGAAAACAATTATCAAAGAAGTAACTGGAAAACCAAAAAAATCAGTTGAATTAAATGATGGTGAGATTGCAGCAATTATGAGTTACATCAAAAGATCGTTAGGAAAGTGATGAGCCTTAAAAAGTTTATTGAAGATATTGAAATTGATAATATTGGCACTCTCAATGTCTATAGAAATGCATCAACATTTAAACTGTTAGCACTTGAGCTTTTACAGGCCTGTGAGCATCCATGTATTGAAGATCTTGATTGTGATTGTGGATTTTATGATGGTGAAAATATGAGCATTTGCGTTAAGCACACAATTCAAGAGGCTCTGGAAAAATCCAAAAAAATAATGATGGTGAGATTGCAGCAATTATGAGTTACATCAAGAGATCTATTGAAAAGAGCAATTCATGAAATTCGAAATTAAAAACAGATTTAGCGGTGAAATAGTTTTTAGCATTGAAACGGAAACATGGAGGCTGGCAGTAGAGGCTGCTTTAAAAGCAAATGCTGATCTCAGTTCTGCCGATCTCCGTTCTGCTGATCTCAGTTCTGCCGATCTCCGTTCTGCTGATCTCAGTTCTGCCGATCTCCGTTCTGCTGATCTCAGTTCTGCCGATCTCCGTTCTGCTGATCTCCGTTCTGCCGATCTCCGTTCTGCTGA